AATATTTACTTAAGTATGGTACAAAAGACTTAGCTGAAGTAATTAATGAATGTAGACCTGTACCGTTAGAAAATGTTACAACTTTTAAAGACATTGAACATGAAGTTACAGACTTTGTTAAACACGGTTTTAAACCTGGTTTTCAAATTGGTTTACCTAATTTTGACCGTATCTTTAGTACCTATACTGGGCAGTTTATTACTGTTACTGGTATACCTTCTAGTGGTAAGTCTGACTTCGTTGACCAAATGTGTGTTGGCTATAATATGAATTATGGCTGGAAGACTGCATTTGCATCACCGGAGAATGCACCAACATATTTGCATGCACATAAGTTAATGCGTAAAGTATGGATGGATATGCCAAGGTCTTCTGATATTGGTTCAGATAAATGGAAAGAAGTAGCAGAGCACGTTAATGATAATTTCTTTTTCATTGACATGGAAAGATACACACTTGAATCTGTATTACGTAAAGGTGCTGAGCTAGTTAAACGTAAAGGTATTAAATGTTTGGTTATAGACCCATTTAATAAAGTACGAGACGTTGATGCAAAGACTGAAGATGTAAACAGATACACAATGGAGTATCTAACAAAGATTGAAAGCTTTGCAAAGAAGTTTGATGTATTAGTATTTATAGTAGCGCATCCAACTAAAATGTATAAAGATAGTAATGGTAAGATTGAAGAACCAACTATGTATAACATTAAAGGTGGTGGCGAATGGTATGATGCATCATATCACGGTTTATTAGTACACAGAAATTATGAAGACAAGACTGTTAAAGCAAAAGTTTTAAAAGTTAAGTTTCAGAATCTTGGCGAGAATGGAGCTGAGGCTCATTTCAAATGGGAACCAAGATCAGGATGTTTTATGCCACACGAAGTGGTTGATTTGAATGAAGAACCAATGCCTTGGGAATAGATGCCAAAAAAGAAAACTAAAAATCCTGCGGATTATTACAACCCAACAGAAGAAGATTGGGATGCATTTTTATATTGCAACAGAAACAATATAAGAATAAGTATTCATCCAATGGAAAAAGGTATGCACCCTACACAATTCAAAGTGTCAGTAGCTTTAGGGCCTTATCAAAAATTTGAAAAGCCTGCACTGTCACCGAAAGTGTATAGCATTGAACAAATCATAGAACAGAAATTTAAAGCGTGTAAATATTATTATGAGAAATATAAACGAGGAATATAGAATATTAACATCTGAGATACTTAATAGTGGCATACCAAAAGATGATAGAACCGGAGTTGGTACATTATCAAAGTTTGGTTATACTCTTGTTCACGATATGGAATTAGGTTTTCCATTGCTGCATATAAAGAAAGTTTCTTTTAAAGCAGCTAAGGTTGAGCTTATGTGGATACTACAAGGCAGAACTGATTTAAAGTATTTAGAAGATAATGGCGTTGGATACTGGAGACCAGATTATGAAAGATCAGGTAGAACTGATGGAACATTAGGTCCTGTATACGGTAAGCAATGGCGTGACTTTAATGGTATTGATCAAATATATGATTTATCATTACAGTTACATAATAATCCCGATTCAAGAAGAATGGTTGTATCGGCTTGGAATCCTGCTGATATGAAAGATATGGCTTTGCCACCGTGTCATTACGGCTTTCAATGTTATGTAAATGATCGTAAGTTAGATTTAATGTGGCAACAAAGATCTGTAGATGTATTCTTAGGTTTGCCTTATGATATAGCTATGTATGGTTTATTATTAGAATTATTAGCTAAAGGTCATGGTTTAAAACCTGGTAGATTAATTGGGCAGCTTGGCGATTGTCATTTATATAATAATCATTTGGATGCGGCTAGAACTATAATGTATAGGGATCCATCAATATATGATTGCCCAACATTAGAGTTAGATACGTCTGGTGTTTATATTAACCACAGAAATCAAATTAATATTCCAGAGTTGGATATGATGAAATTACACAATTATAAACACATGGGTGAAGTTAAAGCCCCATTAAATGTTGGAAACTAATGACAGAAACTTATTATTTATATCACATTCCGGGTAAAAAAATCGGCGTTACACGTGATCTTAATAGAAGGGTTACGCAAGTGCAGGGTTATAAGCCTGGAGAATATGAGGTTCTTGATCAGTCAGAAGATATAGATTATATATCAAAGAAGGAGATAGAACTTCAACAGTCTTATGGATATAGGAAGGACCACAAACTATATAAAAATTTATTTAAAATGAAAATAAACGTAACCGAACAAACCACAACATTCCCTGTGCCACTTACTAAATTAAAAGGAAGATTGCACGATCAGATTGGTTTAAACTGGGAAACTGAATTTGGTAAAATTCATTTATCATCAGAATTAGCTGACTGGATAGCTCTTAATGCACATACATCTATGTATAATAGTGATAGAAGTTATGTGTACAATAAAGCATTATGGGAAGCATTTAAAGATATTAATAGCCTAGAAAGCTTAAATGAATATATAGAAGAGCAAAAAGATGAAAGCTTTTTTACATTAATTAGGCAATGGGCTGATGAAAGAGGTTTGTATAAAAAAGGTGATAGCAAAACACAATATATAAAGCTTCAAGAAGAAGCTGGCGAATTAGCTAAAGCATTATTAAAAAATGATAAAGCTGAAATACAAGATGCTATCGGAGATATGATTGTTGTGTTAACTAATTTAGCATATATGGAAAACTTAAATGTTGAAGAATGTATTGCTGGAGCATATGCTGTAATTAGTAAAAGAACCGGCAAAATGATTAACGGAACATTTGTTAAAGATGAGAAAGAAAAGGACATATAAAAGAAAAAGAGGTCCTGTAGTTTCTAAAAAAGTTATACACGATGGAATCACCTTTGCATCTGGCTTAGAAAAGTATATGTATGTTGCTTTGAAAAAAGCAGGTATAAAAGCTACATATGAAGGTGAAACATTTGTGTTACTTAACGGCTTTCATTTTGAAAATGAATGCTGGGAAAGACAATCAAATAGCAAAGGCTATTTTAAAAATAGAGGAAGTAAAAGAGTATTACCTATAAAATATACACCAGATTTTATTGGTAAAAACTTTATAATTGAAACTAAAGGTAGACCTAATGAATCTTTTCCTATGAGATGGAAACTGTTTAAAAAATTAGTTACAGAACAATTTCCAAACTATACGTTGTTTAAACCACAAAATCAAAAAGAATGCGATCGCGTAATAGAAATACTACAGAGTCAGCCAAACATATAGCTAGGCGAAAGTATAAAGAAAGAAAGATCGATACATTTATTAAGTGGTCAGTAAACAATAGAGGTTACTTAAGATGGAAAGATTTAGAATTTATACATAAAAAATATAACGTTAAATGTTATGGCTAAAAAAGGAGTTAATATATTTAGCTACGTAAGACCAGCTAAAAAAAGACGAAAAGGTATTCATGCGAAAACCAAAACGTCAAAATTAAAAACAAGTAAAAATTATGTCAAACAATACAAAGGACAAGGAAGGTAAAAGAGATTGGTCTATGGCTTTAGGCTTTTATCCAGGTATATTATTTGGGATGAGAAGCTATCATGGACCAACACATTCACAGCATGTATTTTATTTACCGTTTGTCGACTTAGCAATCGAAATAGAAAATGAGCCTATTTAAAGAAAGAATACCATATAAACCATTTGAATATCCCGAGTATTATACTGAAGGATGGTTACCACAAGCTCAAGCATTTTGGTTACATACTGAAATACCAATGAGCGGTGATGTTAAAGACTGGAAAGAAAGATTAACACCAGAAGAAAAACATTTAGTTGGTAATATACTTTTAGGCTTTGCTCAGACAGAATGTGCAGTGTCAGATTACTGGACACAAAAGGTTGTATCATGGTTTCCTAAGCATGAGATACAGCAGATGGCAATGATGTTTGGTTCACAAGAAACTATTCATGCAGTAGCATATAGTTATTTGAATGAAACATTAGGGCTAGAAAACTTCGAGGCATTTTTGCACGAACCAGCAACAGCTGAAAGATTTGAAAACTTAGTAGCTTATGAAGGTAAAGACCCGATCGGGATTGGTAAAAGCTTGGCAATATTCTCAGCTTTTGCCGAAGGCGTTAGCCTATATTCTGCATTTGCCGTACTGTACTCATTCCAAATGCGAAATTTGCTCAAAGGTATTGGGCAACAAATGAAATGGTCAGTGCGAGATGAATCTTTGCATTCTAAAATGGGATGTAAATTATTTAGACATATGTGTGATGAAATTCACAACCTTAAGGATGACGCTAAAGAATCTATATATGCAGCAGCACAATTAATGCACGATGCTGAAATGAAATATATTGATAAGATGTTTGAAAAAGGTGATATTGAAAATTTAAAAGCATATGACCTAAAACAATTTATTAAAAATAGGTTGAATGATAAACTTGAAGAACTGGGTTATGAAGCTCATTTCGAGTATGACGATAAAGCAGTTAAAAATCTTGATTGGTTTTATCATCTTACCGGGGGCCATACCCATACTGATTTTTTCGCTATTAGGCCAACAGATTATTCCAAAGCAAACGAAGGAGAAGATTTTGAAGATATATGGTAACAAAAAGAAAAATCTTAAAGTTAATAGCAACAACTAAAAAACTGACGCCACTTGAAAAAATGTCTACTCGTATTGGATATATGGGTGCAGGTTTTCTTGTGGCTGCGCAGTGGACAATCGAACCAATGCTATACATTGCAGGTTTCGTTTGTGTGATGGTACAAACTGCGGCTAGAAAACAATGGAATCTAGTTGCGTTAAATATTAATGGGCTTGTAGCCTGGATAAAACATTTATTAACATAATGTGGAATAACGATTGGAAAAAGAATGAGGATTACCCTAGTTGGGGTGATACAGACGTATATAAGAAAACAATTGCTGGCGGTTATCTTGTAGGAGATGAATCACCACGTGATGCTTATATGCGTGTAGCTACAACTGTAGCGAAGCGTTTAAATCGTCCAGAACTAGCTGAAACTTTTTTTGAATATATATGGAAGGGTTGGCTATGTTTAGCGTCTCCTGTGCTATCTAATACTGGTACAGATCGAGGTTTGCCTATATCATGCTTTGGTATTGATGTTGGTGATTCGATATATGAGATTGGAATGAAAAACTTAGAGATGATGCTACTTGCAAAACACGGCGGTGGAGTTGGCATCGGTGTAAATATGATTAGACCCGCCGGAGCTAAAATTACAGGTAATGGAACATCTGACGGCGTTGTGCCTTTTGCTAAAATATACGATTCAACTATACTTGCCACAAATCAAGGATCTGTCCGAAGAGGAGCTGCAAGCGTTAATATTAATATTGATCATCCCGACTTTGAAGAATGGCTGGAAATACGAGAACCTAAAGGAGACATTAATCGTCAATCGCTCAACCTCCACCAGTGCGCTGTGGTCGGCGATAAGTTTATGCGAAGACTTGATGCTGGAGATAAAGAAGCGAGGAGGTTATGGGGTAAGCTACTTCAAAAACGTAAAGCAACTGGAGAACCTTATATCTTATTTAAAGGAAATACAAACAAAAATAACCCAGACGCTTACAGAAAGCATGGGTTAAAAGTACATATGACAAATATCTGTAGTGAGATTACATTGCATACTGATGAGTCTCATTCATTTGTTTGTTGTTTATCATCATTAAATTTAGCCAAGTATGATGAATGGAAAAACACAAATCTAATTTACGATAGTATATGGTTTTTAGATGGCGTGTTAGAAGAATTTATACAAAAATCAAAAGGTAAAGTTGGATTTCATAATTCTGTAAGATCTGCTGAAAAAGGTAGAGCATTAGGATTAGGTGTGCTAGGCTGGCATACATATTTACAAGAACAAGGTTTACCGTTTGAAGGATTATTAGCACAATATGAAACTAGAAGAATATTTTCACAAATTAAAATCGAATCTGAAAGAGCTTCCATGGCGCTTGCTGAAACTTTTGGCGAGCCTCTTTGGTGTCGTGGCTCTGGGTATCGTAACACTCATCTTCGTGCTATTGCACCTACTGTCAGTAATAGCAAACTTTCTGGAAATGTCTCTCCCGGAATTGAGCCGTGGGCTGCGAACGTATTTACAGAGCAGTCTGCAAAAGGTACATTTATTCGCAAGAACCCTACGCTTAAAAAGGTACTCAGACGACATAAAATCGACACGGAAAAAGTCTGGAACAAAATCTTAAAAGATGGAGGTTCAGTACAAGGCGTAAAAGAGTTAGATGATGTAATGCTGGGTAAGTATAATGATATACCAGCTAAAGAAGTATTTAAAACATTTAAAGAAATTAATCAATTAGAATTAGTTAATCAAGCAGGTATACGTCAACAATATATTGACCAATCTGTTTCTTTAAATTTAGCTTTTCCTTCTGTAGCTACACCAAAATGGATTAATAAAGTTCATATGGAAGCTTGGAAGAAAGGTATTAAAACTTTATATTATATGAGAACCGAATCTGTTCTGAGAGGTGATATTGCCGATTCAGCAATGGATGAAAACTGTTTAGCATGCGATGGATAAAATAACATTAGAACAAATATTAGAGCCTGTTGGCGTTAAAAACTTTTTTAAAAATTATTGGAATAAAAAACATTTAATAATTAGAAGAAATAAATTCAAAGATTTATTTACTTGGGATGATTTTACAAATTGTTTAAATAAATATCCTTATATAAAAGGTTTACAAATTATTGATTATACTGATAAAGGAGATGGAAGATGGTGCTTGGATAAAGTTAGAAATAAAAAACTAAATGAACCACTTTTGTCTAAAAAAGAAATATATAATCAATGGAAACAATTAAATAAAACATTTGTTATACCATTTGCAGAATATGAAAAAGAAAAATTAACTGATATATGTTTTGAGTTTGAAAAATATTTTGGTAGTGGTCAAGCAAATATATACGCTTCGCCAAAAGAAAATTCAAAATCTTTCCCTGCTCACGCAGATCAAACAGAAAATTTTTTATTTCACACTGAGGGTAAAACTAAATGGACAATATATAAAGAATTTATACCAAGTAAACCAAATGAAATTTTAGATCAATTTATTCTAGAACCGGGTGATTTATTATATATACCACAATATCAGTATCATAAAGTAGATACAATAGGGCCAAGAATATTAATTAGTATACATTTTAAAAACAAAAAAAATCAAGCTTTAGATAATTTTAAAATAACAACTATTGAAAATAACCCGAGAGATAGATGGTATAATTGGAAACCTTATAAAGAAATAAAAATAAAGAAAACATTACAACATCCAAGAATGAAATCAGCAACTTGGAAAAAACCATATTTTAATAATTTAAAATGAAAGCAGGAAAAATTTGGGGTAAAACAGAAATGATACACAAAAATGGTGTATTAGAATTTCATAGAATAGAATACAATAAAGGATTTAAATGTTCAGAACATGAACATAAATTTAAATGGAACGGATTTTTTGTAGAGTCCGGTAAGATGCTCGTTAGAGTTTGGCAAGACGATCAAGGCTTAGTTGATGAAACAATATTAGAAGCTGGTGATTTCACTATGGTTAAACCTGGTAAGTTTCATCAGTTTGAAGGATTAGAAGATGGCGTTGCTTTTGAATTGTATTGGGCTGAATTTAATCACGACGATATTAATAGAAGAACATCAGGTAAAAAAGTATAAAATGAGTTTAAGAATATTTATAGGGCATGATTCCCGATATAAAGACGCAACTAAAGTTTGCGAAAAATCAATTAAAGATCATTTTCCAGAAGCAAATATAACTTGGCTAGATAAATCTAAATTAAAAGAAGCTGGTATATATGGCAGAAAAGACGTAGAAGGAGAATCTACAGAGTTTTCTTTTACAAGATTTTATGTGCCACTTTTATGTAACTATGAAGGTAGAGCTATATTTTGCGATAATGATTTTTTATGGAAATGTGATATTAATCAAGCTAAAAGATTTATTAAAGATAAACCATTAGCAGTTGTAAAGCACGATGACTATGAAGCTGAAGAAAATAAAATGAATGGTATAGTAAATAAATCATATCCAAAAAAGAACTGGTCAAGTTTAATGGTATTTAACAATGCTTGGTTTAAAAATAAACTTACTAAAGAATATTTAGATAATGCAAGCCCTGAGCAACTTCATGAATTTCATTTTATACATGAAGATAACATAGCGCCTATACCCAAACAATATAATTGTTTAGTTAATGTAAAAGGCTATGATATGGACAATGCTAAAGTATTACATTATACAAATGGCGGGCCTTGGTTTGAAAAATATAAAGATGCAAGTTATTCACAACTATGGTGGAAAGTATACAACAGCTTGTAAAAAATAAACGTATTGTATTTGTTGGTAACTCTGTTGAGATTATGAAACATAAGCTCGGCAAAGTTATTGACGAATATGATATTGTTGTAAGATTTGGAAGAGCTATTGAAGCAACTCCCTTGCAAGAAGAGTCATTGGGTACTAAATGTGACATATGGATTACTGGTCAATTTAGAGCACCGGCGTTTAATAATGTTAAAGAAAAATTTAATACAGGTAAATTTAAAAATACTAAAATATTAATTAATAGATGTAGAGGCAATTTAAAATTAAAAAATTGGGTATTAGAAGATAGGCTACCTAAAGATTTTCCTGATTATACACAAATGTATTCTGACAATGATTTAGTTAGAATAATGAAAGAATTTGACAAAGACCTTTTAGGCATAAATGATTATAGACCTAGCGCTGGCTTTATAAGTATTATATGGTTTATAGATAAAATAAAAACCTATAAAAGTATTGATCTTATAGGTTTTGATTTTTTTCATAAACAAGCTGATGTATTGCCAAAAGATAAACGTGGTAAATTTAGCAATTGTAATCCGCATAGCTGGCATTTGCCGGTATATATATTGAATAGACCTGCTCACGATAGAGATATGGAAGAGCAGTATATGAGTTTTTTACACAGAAGAAAGTTAATAAATTGGCATAAATTAAGCAATCTAGAAAGACAGAAATTAAAATATACAGGTTGGATGCACAATATGAAAATAATTAAGACTGCGCCAAGATTTTCAACAAGTTCAAAGATCCTACCAAAAGCTCAGCAATAACTTCTATTAATATCAATATTATAACTGGTATTAAATATTCCCACCAATCATACTTCCCGTTATTATTAAAATCAAAAAAATCCATAATTTATTTTTTTACTGCTAAAAACCAAACATAGCCTTGGTTCATTCCTTCTTCTATAAAATTAAATTTATTAGAAAATTTTTCTAACCACCATAAACCTGGCTTTATTGTTAAATGCAAATTTTGTGTAGTACCTGGAAATGATCCAGTGGCTGCTCTTAAACATATTTTATGATAAGTCCATAAATTGCATTTATCGTATATATGCTGTATAACATTATCAACTTTATCAGTTTCTACGTGTTCCATTACGTCAAATGAAACAACTGCATCACTAATAGGTGGATCTATAGCAAGCTTAGGTATTCCAGGTTCATACTCGTTAATAACGTATTTTTTATCTGGAAACGTTGCTTCCATTTCTATTCTTAATGCGCTTCTTCCTGCGCCATAATCTAATAATGATTTAGCTTGTGATAAAATCATATATTTATTTAATGTATGTGCATTACCACTAGCGGCTCCTCCCCAGGGTCTTTTATTATGGAGATCAGTAATCATTTGCTGATACTCCTTAGAAATTAAATTTTCCAACTATTTATTCGTTTACTTTTATTATTGTGTCACCAACGTGTCTATGACTATATTTAATTGTTGGTGATAAAAGCGGATGTTCTTGAATTGAGCTGTGTGCGGCGTGAACGCAGTACGGACAATCTTCTGCGAATACCTGATCCATCTTTTCTTTTATTATTGCTGTATCAACTTGAATTTGATATGTAGTTGTAATTAACCAACCAGCAACGCCTACTAGTAAAGCACCAGCTAATCCT